TGCATCTAGATAATCAAATATTGAAACTTCTCCTCCATGTTCTTTAGCAAAATCTTTAAAACCATTTATAAAATTATTAATTTCATTTGTTTCATTTATGTTTATTGATTCTGCTTTTGACATTATATACATATTTTTTCCGTCTACATAATGTACTGGAATAAATGTGCTATACATATCATATCTACCAACAATTATATCCGCAACTTTATATTCTTCAGATTCTGTAGTTATTTTAAAAAGTTTATCTTCACCATTAATACTATAAATACGACCATTATCACCTTTATCAAAAAATTCAAACTCTTTCTGATTAATTTTATTTACTAATCTAGTAGCTTCATCTTCTGACAATTCATTTAATATATTTTTAAGTCGTATCATTTGTTATTAAATGTTATATTTTTATCTAAATCTATTTGAACTACAAAATTTATATCAACATCTGGCCTTTTTCTGATAGGTTGTGCTGTTTTTCCAATTGCTAATAATTGTCCGGCGTCATTATATAAACCTATTGTTGTAATATATGGAGCAAAATCACTTCCAGATACAAAATTTTGATATGTTTTGTCATCATCTTTAGTTAATGTTAAATTTGATGACATATTAAAATCACCTGCATCAATTTTTGTAATTACATTTAATTCATGAATTGTTTTAGTACTTCTATAACTCGCAGTATATGGTAATGTTAATAAATTATCAAAACGATAATCTGGTGTTGATATTACTGAAATCCCTTGTTTATTAAATATATTTCCAACATGATTACTTTGTAAAAATGTACCCCCTTCAGTACGATTTCCTAGATATCCGATTTCTGTAGTAGTTAATGCTTTATTAAATATTCGTATTTCATCTAATTTTCCGTGCAAATAATTTGAATTTCTAAAACCACCAATATGTAACGAATGATCATTATCAATACGTGCAGATGCAGTAAATGGCGATAATGGATCTTGTAATAAATTTGCAGAAGCCGAAGCATGTAATGTACCATTAACATACATTTGCAAATAATTTTCAGACTTCTGGCAAACAATATGAGTCCATTCTGTTACTGTTGTTGATGACGTAATATTTGTTTTAAATTCAGTTGATCCTGCAGCAGAGAAAATTAATTGATTACTTCCTGATAATTCTAATTTAAAAGGATATTGTGGTGTTAAAGAACTAGATGCTTTTGTTATAATTATTTCATTTTCTACTGTTGAATTTGAAGCTGATATAAATAATGAAATAGAATAATCATTATTACGATCATATAAACCATTTAATTCGGTTTGAATATATCCACTTCCACTAAATTCTGCAGCAGTTCCTATATTTTTGTTTAATCCAGACGTACTTGGAACGCCGCTAACATATGTAACATTTTCAGATATATAAGGTATTCTTGACGTATCAAAATATTCATTAAATCCTTCATAATATTGAACTTCTGTTACAATAGATGATGTATTAAATGCAGCATCAAATAAATTACCATATATATCACTTGAAATATTTAATGGATTTGCTCCATAAAGCCAACCTCCATAAGTAGCACTACCATATAATGCATCATCCGAAGCTGTTATATTAAAACTTGCTGGTTTAATTCCTTCGCCGATCTTTAATTGAGGTATTGAAAATATGGATGCTGTTTGATATAAAAATTTTTTAGTTTCATTTAAATTTGTAGGTCCAAATGTAAAAGAAGGCTCAGTTTTTCTTTTATAAAATAGATGATTAATTGAAAAATATGTTACTGACTGTAAACTTCCGTCTATATTCGCAGCGTCATTATATTTTAATCCGCTTCCTAGTGCTGGTAAATATTTAGGATTTGTATATACTCCTTGCAATGGTAATAAACTACTAGTGGCACTGCCAGAAGTGGCACTAAACCGTTTAAAAGTTTGAAATGGATTAATTTTTACATCAGATATGTCGACTTTTTTAAACACAGATGGATATAATCCACGTTTTTTATCTTCGGTATTTTTTATTCTAGATTCTGGCATAATAGAAGCTTAATTGTATCTATTATAAATATTGATTAGATTAAATCCGTTAGAAATCTAACTTAACCCGGATTAACGCTTCTCGAGAAAATGATTTCAATAATGGCTTGCTCAGTTTAGCAACCGCTAATAATTCTCTATTATCATTATATAAACCTACTGTAGTAACATATGTTTTAGGATCATTTACGAAAGATGTTTGAGCTAATTGGCCTACACTTCCTGATGTATATGATGGATTATTAGAAAAATTATATTCTGCATTTTTTACTCTTACAAAATAATGAGTGCTTTTTACTTCTTCTGAATTTCTAGCTAATAATCCATGTGCGTCACCTGACGGAGCTGTTATTAATGCAGATCCTGATAAAGAATGATATAATGCAAAATGATTATTAGCTTCAGAACTAGAACTAATATTAGTTTGGAAACTTGCTGATGCGTCTAACATAGTACCATCTAAAACTAAAACTCCATGATCTGGATATGCTAATCCATAATATATTGGAGAAGTTGAACTATATACACCATTATTAATAGATCCAGAGACAATATTATATACTTTCCCAGAATCTCCTAAAGTTGCAGACGAAATACTAGAATCATCAATTAATGAAATTATTCTCGATTCACTAACTGCAATACTTCCTGTAGCATTAACTAGTATATCACGCGATGCTGAAATTGGTCTTATTGGTATTTCAAAATTTCCAGGGTCTAATCGTTCTTTCATTAAATTACGTTTAAAATTTATAACGTAAATTGAGTCTGTACTTGCAAGCCCGGTTGTAAATCTAGTATCACCAGGATTAAGTAATAATTGTTTATATTGAGAATATATTGCTTTTGATGGAGCATCATTTAATTGACCTTGTGAATCAGATCCACTTCCTAATGCATGTCCATAAGCTAAAGAAAATTGTGTAGCTGCTCCATCTGCAGACGGATCTTTTTGTAATACATCTACATAATATTGTCGTTGTGATGTAGTTTGGGTAGAACTAGTAAAATATGTAGTTAAACTTGCTACACTATCACTCCATAATCCTGCAGTTACAGTTTCTGTTTGTTTTGAAACAACGTCATTAACCATATCAAATTTAGTAAAAGTCCGGCCGAATCTAGCTACAGATCTTAATGCTTCTTGTTCAGCTACCATTTCATTAGCTAATTGTTGTGCTAATTGTAGTACTTGTTCATTTATCGACTGTACTGTTTCCGGTGCATCTTCTCTAGGAGCTTCTTGTCTCGGTGATATTTGTCTCGCAGCTGCTCGGCCTCTTGCAAGAGGCCCACGCGGTAACCCACCATGTCTTGGTTGTTGTCTTAATTTATGTATAATGTTATCAACATTCATTTTTTTAACCTATTTTATTTTATATCGTCACAGTAGTCGCTTTTGTAACAGTTACAGTAATAGTTTTCTGTCCACCTGTTTCATTTCCAATTATAGTAACGGTACATGTTTTATCTTCGAGTAGATGTGTTTTTCCTATAATCTCAAACTCATATCCAGATACTGCAACACTTGTTGCTTCACTATCTCCTACAAAACTAGGCGTAGTTGGAAGTACTGAATTTTGTAAAGCTCTAGTAACACTTATATCGGCAACCGTTGAATCAGAAAGAATAGCCGTATATCCTAAATTTGAATTTCCACTTTGGAAATTACTAGTATTAGGCCTAATAGGAGCACTGTCTCCAGGAGCTTGTAATGTTATTATAGTATTACCTACTGTTATAACAGGAATATTAGTAGTTTGTTTTGGCAATGTGATTAATTTATATCGAAGAGCTTGGGTTTCATCCGGTATTGCTTCAGTAATTGGCATATTTTCAATAATATAACCATAATATGCTGTTCCGAGTGGATGATCTACATTCCATAATGAATAATCTATTTCATCATCTCCTAAAGCAAATTGTGTAATATTAAAAGCATTTCCTCCTTGTGCTAATAATTCACGTCCTTTTTTTGTTAATATAGCATCGACTGTAACCGAACTATTATTTAAGTATCCCATAATTGATTTCCTATTTTAAATAAATATAATTCATAAAAATTTTATGGTATTATAAAACTTCCTTGTTGTCCATTTGATTGATATATTAGTTGATTTGGATTTGCAGTTCTAAATTCAACCACCGGTTTTCCGTCTACTGTATCAGGCGAATCTACATTAAAATCAGCTGATGTCATTTTTGCTCCAGCATATTTCTGATTATTAATACCAGTAGGTAAAAAATCAGATACTTCAGCTGCCGAATAACTTGATGTATTATTTATAATCTCTCGAGATTGTTTAAATTCCGATTTCGAACTTCCGGAGGCATATGGAGATAATGCTTCACTTAGCCAATAAGGAGAAGATGTAGATATATAACCACTTCCAGATTTAATTAAATAATTTTTTGAATAAGTCGTACCATTATATTTATCAGCTACTGAAGCAGTTATATATCCCTGATATTGATCATCATCAATAGCAGATAATGTTAAAACACGAGCTTCCATATTTCCAGTATATACAATATAATCTGCAGATGCTGTAGGTGATAAATTATCAATAGTTGTAGTATATGCAACATCAAATCTTTTAATTCTCGGAAGAATTTTGTCTTTATTTCTTTCCAGAATATTTGGCTGTATTAATATACCACTTAATAAATCAACACGCGCTGGTAATAATTGTTCTAATTGTTTAAAAAATGATAAATCAAATAACGTAAATATTTTAATATATTCGTTAATATCATTTTTTTCTTCATATTTTTTCCAATATGATTGTGCTTGTTGAACTAACTTAGGATATGATTTATCTTCTGTTTCTCCCGGGTCTCCTATATAATCATCTAATTCAGTATATCCCAATTGTGCAATGATATCTTCATTAATCATCGTTTGCGGAGAAAAATATACTCCTAATTTTTTACTATCTAATGGAGCTTTATCAAACTGACTTCGTTCAGCTCGAGCTTTAACGTCTAAATTTCCAATTAATTCATTAGATTCAATTCGAATTTTATTATCATCAAATGTTCCTGCTCCTAATGATATTCCGTCATAATAATACGTTTCTTCTATAGAATCATATGGTATATTTGTAGACCAAGATGCAAACGAAGCTGATATATCTGAAGATTTTGGTTCTACACCTGATAAACTTGAAGTAGTAGAATGATCTATTTTTTGTGTTAATGGCAATCTAAATATTAATTCGTCATATGCATCATTATTACCATCATAAGCTGCAGGAGCACCAACGTGATTATTAAATGCAGAATCTTGTAAACTACTTGACCATAATCTGAGTTCTTGAAGATGTCCTTCGAATCTATTAGATCCCATAGTACCACCTAATACCAATGATCCAGAATCTTCAAATGATCCTGTTATAGAAGCACTTGCAGCTGCTATAATCTTACCATATTTTGATTTTTTTGTAATTAAATCTAATTTATCTCCATTAGTACGTAATATTGTAGTTAAATAATCTCCATTAAATAATTCAATTTGATTAGAACTAGTAGTATTTATTTGCATTGAACCTAATGTACCACTTCCAAAATCAACAGAAACTATATTACTACCAATAGTAAATAAATTCATTGTACCAGACATGGTTGGATTAGTAATAACATTATCTGTTCTAAATCGCAATTCTACAGAATCTATAGATTGAGAATAATGTACCGTTACTGTCCCAGCTGGATTTTTTATTAAATCTAATGCGTAATCAAAATTTAATTTTTCATATACTGGTGCTTTATTAAGCCTGGGTCCGCCATATTCATTAATACTTATCATGGATTGAGGAATGCCATAACATGATAATAATGCTTGCACACTTCGCTTTGTTCCCTTAGACTTTAATAATAAAGGTAAATTATTAACAATACGTCTCCATATGGTATACGTCATATCTTTACC